CCGTCCGCAACGGACTCCCTGTTCAAGCTCTACAAGGGTTCGACGCAGAACGTGGGCACTGCTCTGGTTACGCCTGAACTGAACGTCGCGATGAACAGCGTCTACGATGGCTACGACCCCATCCTGCCGCTGTCTACGGGAGCGAAGCCCGGAACCCCGGATAACCCCAGCACCGCACAGCTTTCATCGCAGGTTCAGGCAGCGCTTGAGGCCAAGATCGGCTCTCAGATCAAGATCGACACGCTCATCGTGCAGCCGCTCAAGTACGACCAGACGGTAGAGAACCGGATCAACTCGGTTCTCGCCCAGACGGCCAAGACCGACGTGGCTAAGCAGTCCATCATCACGGCGCAGGACCAGGCCGCAGCGAACAAGGCACTCCAGCAGAACGTCACTCCGCTGACCCTGGTCCAGCAGTGCATGACGGCCATCTCGGACGGCCAGCTCAACCCGCCGGCAGGATTCTCTTGCTGGCCAGGTTCGGGTTCGGGTGTGGTAATCCCCTCAGGCAAGTAACATAGGGGACTATGCCCCGTAAATGGACTAACCACAGCAACAGCAGGGGAGGCGGAAAGCATCGGTTCACAGAGCCGACACCTTTCCGCCTCCCCTTGGACCTGCGCGTCGTAGATGACATCCTGGCGATGAATAAACGCATCGCTGATATCGAGAAGCGCGCCATGAGCAAGCACAGAAAGCAATGACAAAAACCCTAGGGGCGTAGTCGCCCCTAGGGTTTTTGGTTAATGGAAGGATTAAGTCTGGGAACCGGGCTGCGGGTGTCCGTAGTTACCGCGCCCCTGAGCAGCAGAGAAGTGGTCACCACCCTCGCCGTTCATGCCGACCTGGCCTGCATTGTCGTCGCACTTAGCCCAGCCGCAGAAAGTACCGGAAGTACTGTACTTGTATACAGTCAGTCCGCCTTCCTTGCCGCCGCGTACGACGTGCTCGCCGCTAACGTCCGCCATAAGAATCACCTACCTTCTTGCCACTAGAATTGATCAGTACAGTCGGTCCTGTCTCGCCAGGGATGTCCAGGACGGGGTTGTCTGCCTTCACAGGAGGAAGAAGAGGCGCGGAACCGGGAGCCTGCATAAGAGAATCCGGCTTGCCGGAAGTCATGTTAGCCGCGTTCATCGACTCCCCGCCTGTCAGCCCCGTCTCCGGAGAGATCATGTGGGAGAGATCTTCCATGCCGCCTCCTTAGAGACCCGAATGCATGTGGCCGACGTGACCACCGTCGCCGCTGGCAGGAGCACCCGTGGTCTTGGGAGTTGCGAGGCCGGGGATGCCAGTGTCAACGCCGTAGTTGTTCTGCTGGCCCTCAGTGTCCACGGAGCCTCCGGAAGCGTCCATCCACGAGTACCAGCCGCCTGCGTCGATCGTGTAGTTCGCGCCCGTAGCATGCGGTGCAGAAGCACCGGCAGAACCGGGAGCGCCCGTGTGAACGTCGTCCGTAGCTGCGCCGTAGATAGAGCCGGGAATGGGCGTTGCGATCGTGGGGTCCGGGTCGATGCCCGCACCTCCGGTGCCGGGAGCGCCCGTGTCGAGCGGGTTAGCGATGCCGAAGGGAATCTTGCCAGCAGCCTGACCAGGCATAGCAGTCTGATCGCCGCCGTGGGTCACGCCCTTGGACGGGCCAGCCGGCTCCTTGTCGGGAGTGATAGCCATTTAAAATCTCCTTGGTAAGAATGCTGGAGTTACATTCCCAGAGTAAGGCACCTTTACGCAGTGTGCTAGGAACCGAACTTCTCGATTAGCGCATTCTTAGTCATTGCCTTCGATTCCTTCTCGTCGGCACCCAGATACACCGCATATTTAACCCACTCATCCTTATTCGCATTTGCGTAAGGGCGCTTGACTTCCGGCTCACTGACTTCAGAATCGAAATCATCGGTCTCGAAATCATTATCGAAGTCAGCGACACTTTCTTCCTCTTCGCTCACATGGTGAACATAGCGAGGATCATTCGCTTCTTCCTCTTCGCCGTCCGCGCGCTTGAGATAGGATTCGTAGTCAACAGCTGCTACCTTGAGCACGTCATAGCCACGGTCCAGTAGGACATCATCAGGAAGAACAGCATGACCTTCAGCAATAAGCTGGTCCGCTTCCCACTGAGGAACGTCGATTGTGTCGAGGTAGCCCGGCCATTCCTGGCCGTCGTGCCGCCCGCCTGTGCGGTGAATGAGCATTCGTACACGAGTCATAGCGTTCATTCTAGCGCAATGAGCCTCAACAAGCTCTCGAAGCAGTTCTGAAGGAAGAGGCTGGCCGGATGCGTAGTCAGGTGGCACTGGTATTCCTTTCTGCTGCGCTACTTCCCGCGCTATCAGCCGGGCTTCGTACCTTGTGTCAGCGATGAACGAAAGCTCGGTATCACACTCCAGCTTCTCGTATTCCGCGTACTCAGGAACCATAGGTAACAGAATATGCGAAAAGGCTCTCACTTTTGGGTGAGAGCCTTTTCTTTAGCCCGCCAGGCTGATTACGAAGTCGGTGCCTGGTAGAGCTTGACCGCGTTCGTGTCGCCCCAGTTACCGTCGCCACGCAGGAGGCAGCGGAAGGCAATGAGGTCGGAACCGAACAGGAAGTCGTCGGAACGCTCGAACCTGAGTCCGCCTACGAGCCGCACGAAGTACTGGCTGAAGTCACCGAATGCGATGGACTTCGCGCCGGTAGCCACGGCGGGCATGAACGGGTCAGCCACGAGAGGCTTTCCGAGCAGCAGGTCAGGTGCGCCGAGAACAGCAGAAGGCTCCCAGATGGGGCGGTTCTGCGAGTCCTTCAGCTTGCGGAATCCGCCGATCGTCTTGTCCGCAGCGAGCCAGTAGCAAGACCGGGACTGACGGTACGGGGCGATAACGCTGTACTCAAGGTCCACGAGATCGTTGTACTGAGCTGCACCGCCGACAGCGGTCGTAGAGCCGGTAACACCCACGGAAACGCCGGAGAGCAGGCCACCGGAAATACCGTTGGTGCCGTTAACCAGGGAAGTGCCGAAGGAGTTGCCGATTGCGCGGCCAGCGGACATTGCCAGGTAACCGAGCAGGTCAACTGCGGTGTCATCGATCAGTTCGCGGGAGAGCTGGGTCAGGGAACCGAACTTCACAGCCGAAAGCGTGCGCTGGGTGAACGCAGGATCTGCGGTAACGATGGTGGAACCCTGTGCAGCGGAAGTACCAGTCAGGTGGCTGGAAACCACGGGGATCTGGATCGTCTCGCCACCGGACGTGTTGAGCACGCTCGGGCCGGTCTGGAGCAGGCCGGAAACTTCGATCAGGTAGCTGATGAGCTGGTCGTAGAAGTCCGTAGGAACGGTGCTGGAAGCGGTGCCGGAGTTCGTCTGGAGGGTACGGAAGTTAACCGAGCCCACGCTCTGACGGTGAACATCGATTGCGCCGCCCTTGCGGTCGATCATCCATGCGCGAAGTTCCTCGCGAACGGCATCGACATTGCCGCCACCACGGTTCTCAGCCGGACGGCCGGCGAGAGCGTTGTACATGGTGTCGGTTTCCTTGGCGCGGGACTCAGCGTCAAGAACTGCCTTCAGGCGCTCATCGATCTTGTCGATTTCGCCATTCAGGGCAGTCCACTTCGCCTCTTCCTCACCAGTGAGGGAACGGTTCTCAGCCGTACCGCGCTCCAGAAGCTCCTTAGCTTCGTGCCAGGCATTCAGGCGGCGGTCACGGAGAGACTTGGCTACTTCAGAAGCCATGATTTTCTCCAAAACAGGATAGATGGGGTCACTATCCGGCTCCGGAGTCCACGCACTGCATTAGAAACAGGCGGCTACGCCCGGCCACGGGTCGTCAATTTCTTAGTAAACAACCAATTATATAATTACGCAAGAAAAATCCCCGGCTCACACCTAAATTTACGATCTTAGGTCACAGTCGGGGATTTTCCTCGCGGGGTGAGCTACCAGGCGACTATTACTCGTCGTCAGAGTCGAAGAAGTGCGGGTCGTACCTCTTCTCAAGGAGAGCAGCGAGCTTCAGGCGGTTAGCCTGAGCCGTGTCTATCTCGTGTCCGTTGTCAGACAGGTTGTTGTTGTCGGTTGCCTGCTCCATCTCGGAACGTGCCTCGGAATCGGACTCGTCAGAACGGCCCTGAGCTTCAGTTCCGCGACCGGAACCATCCTCGGAGTCTTCGTCTTCATCGTCCTCGTCAGCGTCGTCATCGCTGGCTGCTGTGTCTGCGCGGGCCTCAGCATTCTCGTCAGCCGAGTTGGTCTGTGCCTCGCTAGCGTGGTCAGAGCCGCCGATCCAGTCCGCAGGAAGCATGTGGGTGAGTCCGAGTGCCTTGGCGCGTGCGATGATGTGCTGGCGGATGGCCTCGTGGCTTGCGTGACCGCGACCGATAGCATGAATCGCGTTGTGCAGGTCTTCCTCATCGGCAATCGGATAGGAAGGCTCGCCATTCGCATTCGGCATCGTCTCGCCGCTCTTGGCCATCTTCTTCATTGCCGCTGCGTCGTACTTCGCGCGCACTTCCGCCTCGTACCAGGCGGCGCGCAGCTCGTCGGCTGTCATAGTGTGTTCCTCCTGGGGAATCGAGGTTGTGAACGTGATATTTGCAGCGGTTCCGGTGCTGCTGGTGGTAGCGGTGTTACCCGTGAACATGTCTACAGGAACAGACGGGCGGTCAGAGCGCTTGAAAAGCTTCACGCCCATATTAGATTCGAGCAGCGACCTGATTTCGGCCGGCTCAGCCTGGAAGCGAACGGAAAGGGACTGGATAGCTCCGTCAACTGCGCGTAGCGCTGCGGTTGCGTCAGGGTAGGCGGGGGTGATGACCGGGGCTACATCTACAAGTTCTACGTTGAGCAGGGTTCGCTGCGGATAGTTGAAATCAGAAAGGCTCCAGTCATCACCGCCCTCAGGAACGCGGAATGCGAAGCTGG